ATTAGATTTTGCTTATAAATATGTTAATTATTATCAAGCTGCACATTATGCTAAAGATTGTATTAATGATGAACATCACACTTTTGTTTATGATAAATTTAAAGAAAGATTTGAAGAATCATTAAAAGGATTGATTCAAAGTTATAAAATTAAAATAGACAAAATTGAATATTCAATTGATAAAAGAATAACTGATAATGATGATGATGAAGACACTGTATAAAAAAGATTCAAAAGGTAAAATTAGAGAATGGACAATATGTACAATTGATGATGAATTAATTCAAAAATCAGGTATTGTTGATTGCAAACTAGTTGAACATAATAAATTATGCAAATCAAAGAATGTTGGCAAATCTAATTCAACTACAGGAAGTGAGCAAGCTATATTAGAAATGGAATCATTGATTAAGTCTAAATTATCTGAAGGTTATTTTAACACTAAAGATGAAGCTGAAAATGAGCAAGTTATTCTCCCAATGTTAGCTAGTGATTATAACAAGTTTTCTAAAAAGATTGATTGGAATAATTGCTGGGTTCAGCCTAAGTTAGATGGAATGAGATGCTTGGCATTTTGTAATGATGGAGATGTAAGCCTAATGTCTAGAGATGGTAAAATTATTGAAAACATGGGTCATATAATTGAATCATTAAAAATGATTAAAGGATATTGCGTTTTAGATGGTGAACTATATATTCATGGAAGAAGTTTTCAAGAGAATATGAAGCTTATTAAGAAGTATAGGCAAGGTGAAACAGAGCTAATCCAATATCATGTCTATGATCTTGCTTGTGCTGAAGATAAATTTAGAATCAGAAATGGAGAATTGCAAGTTTTAACTAATGGAATATCAAATATTGAAATAGTTGATACTTATATGGTTGGCTGTGAGTCCGATGTTATGCATTATCATAATATATTTCTATCTGAAGGATATGAAGGTTCTATAATTAGACATTCAAACAAAGGATATGAAATAGATAAAAGGTCTCAGTCATTATTAAAGCTTAAAGATTTTGAAGATATAGATGCTGAAATTATTGATATTACACCAAATGATTCTAATCCATTGCATGGAACTCCTTTGTTAAAATACAATAGTTCTACATTTAAAGCAGGAGTTAAAATGTCTCATGAAGATAGAATTGATTTATTAGCTAAAAAACATTTATATATTGGTAAATTAGCTAACATTAGATTTTTTGAATGGACAGATGATGGGAATCCTAGATTTCCAGTTATGATTGGTATTCACTTAGACAGATAAAATTATGAGCAAAAGAGATGAAATACAAGAGCGCATCTCTGATGAATTCATAGATGCAGGTTTTAAAGGAATAATACTTGCTGCTCCTAGAGTGGGAAAAATTAAAATTACACTTAATTGTCTTAATACAAAAGATAATGTCATGATAGCTTACCCAGAAACTTCTATTAAAAACAGTTGGCAGACTGATATAAAGAAGTGGAAATTTAAAGGTAAAAAGGTCAAATATACAACATATATGTCATTTAAGAAATTAAAAGACAAATGTGATGTATTGGTATTAGACGAGGTTCATTTAATATCCTCAGCACAAATGAAATGTATAGCTGAATATATCAATAAACATGATATAAGCAAGGTTATAGGCCTGACTGGCACATTGTCTGAAGATACAGAAAAGGATCTCTTAGATGTTCTAAAATTACGTGTTTTAGTTGAGTATCCAATTGAAAAAGCTATTGAAGATGGTGTAATTACAGATTATAGAATAGAAGTTAGAAGTGTCAACCTATCAACTGATAGAAATATCAAAGTGAAATGGAGTGGTGGAGAGTTTTTAACTTCTGAAAAAAGCAGTTTTGATTATATTAGTTCAAAGATAAATCAAGAGCAAAGTCCTATCAAAAGGAAGATGCTTAGATTGCAGAGAATGAATATGATTAAGAAGTCCAAGTCTAAAATTGAACTTACTAAAAAGATTATTAAAGAATCTGAAGATAAGAGAATTTTGGTATTCACTGGACTAATAGATGTTGCTGATAGCCTTGGAATTGATAGTTATCATTCTAAGAGTCCTAACAAGTCAACTGCAGATGATTTTATGTCTGGAATTACAAGCAAGCTTGCTGTTGTAAAACAATTAAATGCAGGAGTCACTTTTAAAAGCCTTAACACAGCAATTATCAATTTCTTTGATAGTAATGCTGAAAATATGGCTCAAAAGATAAGTAGAATTACATGCATGGAATATGATACACCAAACAAGATTGCACATGTTATAATAGTTTGTAGTACAGAAGAACAAGAAAGGGTTTGGTTAAATAAAGCATTGTCTTTCTTTGATCCAAACAAAATTAAATTCATAAACTAAATTCAAATTATATGGTAGTAGAAAACTTAGATGAATTGCAATTGTACATTAATTTACTTGAATCACAAAACAAGGCTAAATATAAGAATTATGATGCCATTGTTAAAGATTTAAGTTATGAATTTGGAATTAATATTACTAATGAACAACTCAATAAATTGTATTCACAAACAATTGAAGAACATATTGAGGATTTGAGAATGGTTTATGATAGATTATAATAAATGGAAGTTAATATTGAAAAGTTGATTGAGCTCAAGCTTAGTCTAGAGGGCTATTTTGTGTTATGGAGTTTGTATAATGAAAAAGGAGAGTGCTTAGATAGATATTGTAGAAGTTCTATACACAAAATACCCACTAGAGTTTTTGAGCAATTAGTTGATGAGAAATATATTGATTTTAAGGGTGACAAAGATTTCACATTAACCAATATGACATTGACTGATAGATTTAAATTAGAAGTTCTTGGATTGAAAGATTTGAAGGCAACTAGTTTTGATGTTGCTTTTCAACAATTAAGAGAATGTTATCCTACAAAAACACCAAGTGACAGAAGGCTACATCAAGATGTAGACAGATGTAAAAGACTATATAGAAATATAATATGTCCACTTGGTGCTGTTGATGAGGAATTGCATTCTGTTATACTACAATGCATTAACTACATAGTTAATCAAGCTACAAAGGCAAAGAAGTTAGATTATTTGCAGATGCTTCCAACATTTTTGTCTCAAAAGAATTGGGAAACTGTTAAAGATGATGTTGAAAAATTGATTTTAAAAAATGGATTTGTAGATAAAAAGAATTTAGACTCAGGAGGGTTTATGGATGATGTATAAAGATGTATTAAGAAGTAATATTGATAATGGTAGACTTGGCTTAAATAAAGGATTGCCTCATGGCTTTAACAGACTTGTAGAGTTTTTACCAGGTATACAACAAAGTACATACTATCTGATTGGCGCAGAATCATCTGTTGGTAAATCAGCCTTTGTCAATAATTCATTTGTGTTTAATCCTATAGATTGGTATATTGCAAATAAGAATAATACAGATGTAAAATTAAAAATACATTATTATTCATTTGAGATATCTAAAGAAATGATGCTATATAAAGCAGCGTGTAGAAAGATTTGGATGGAGTATGGGATATTGCTTGATATAAATTATGTCTTATCTAGGGGTAAATATAGATTATCACAAGAACATTATGATTTAGTTATTAATAGCTTGGATTATTTTGATGAGATGGAAGATATTTTATATATACAAGACATACCAGAGAATCCTACAGGGATTTGGCATAAAGAATTAAAATATGCTGCAAATAATGGTAAAGGCTTAGTTGATTATAAATTAGAGGGAGATTATATTCCTAATGACCAAAATCTATATACATTAATTGTTGTAGATCATATTAGTTTGATTAAAAAGGAGAGAGGTTTTAATACTAAAGACCTTATTGACAAGTTATCTGAATATATGATTATATTGCGTAATAAGCTTAAATTCACTCCAGTTATTATCCAGCAGCTCAATAGAGCAGGTAATGATCCAACTAGGATTAAAATGGATAGAATGGAGCCAATGTTAAGTGATTTCAAGGATTCAGGTAATACAGTTAATGACAGCAATGTTTGTTTGTCATTATTTAGTCCAATGAGATATGAAATGGAACAGCATAGGGGATATAAGATTAATCCAAAAGATGGTGGACTAGGTTCCAGGTATAGAAGCTGCGCGATCTTAAAAAACAGAGATGGTGAGGCAGACAAAACTATTGGTATGGAATTTATAGGTGAAGTTGGTGCTTTTAGTGAGCTTAAAAAGAATAGTGACATGACAGATGCAGAATATGCAAGAATAAATAAAATTAAAAAGAGTTTTTAATGGGTAAAATGATTTTAGTAATTGGAGATCCAGGTTCTGGTAAATCCACAGCAATTGAAACTTTAGATCCATCATCTACTGTTATTGTAAAGCCTAATAATAAAGCTTTACCATTCAGAGGTGGTGCAGTTAAATACAGTGCTGAATTAAACAATGTTGTAATAGCAAAAGAATTCAAAGAATTAGAAGGAGTTTTGACTGGTATTAATAATAGTACATCTGGTAAGATTAAAACTATTGTTGTAGAGGATTTAACTCACTATTTTTCTCATAGAGTTATGAAAGATGCTAAAACAAGTGGTTTTCAGAAGTGGACAGATATGGCCCTTGATTGCTTTAATTCATTGATTAAGTTTGAGTCAAATTTAAGAGATGATTTAAGTGTAATTGTAATTGGTCATACAGATAGATCAACTGATTCACTCGGTAATACAATTATTAGTTTACAAACTCCAGGTAAATTGTTAGAGAATAATATTAAGATTCCTTCTTATTTCACTTATATGTTGCACACTGATGTAATTGAAGTGAACAATAAAATGGAATACAGATTCCTGACTAATTTTGATGGAACAAAATTGGCTAAAACGCCAAAAGATTGCTTTCCTAAGTATATTCAAAATGATTATGCTTTAGTGTTAGAAACAATAGATAAATATCAAAAAGGAGAATAATATGAAGCAGATTAGTATGAAAGAATTC